ATGTTAGAAGATCTCCTATTTCAGCCGCGGGGGAGTGTGGTGGAATGGGTGGAACGGGAATTGAGGCTGCCGAGGGAAACCTCCCCAAACGCGCCGGGCCCCGTGTCCCTGGATCGTCAGCCTTACATGAGGGAACCGCTGGAATGCCTGCGTAATACCCGGATTGAACACTTATATCTGGTTTGGGCAGCCCAAACCGGAAAAACAACGCTGGACCTCCTGGCCCTGGCCTATCTATTGGAACACGATCCCATGCCCTTGCTATGGGCCCTCCCATCCGATAATCTGGCCGCGCCCTTTTCCCGCAACCGCCTTCAGCCGTTTCTGAAAGCGAATCCCTGCCTTGCCCGGCATATCCTCCGGAATCCCGCATCTTTTGCCCCGCTGGAAATGACGCTGGACAATATGCCGATCTACATGACCGGCGTGACCAGCCCGGCCCGTCTGTCATCCCGGCCCATTGCTTACGTTATCCAGGACGAAGAAGCGAAATTTGAACATATCAACAAAAAGGAAGCGCATCCGTCCGCCCTGATCGAAGAACGTACAAAAGCCTTTCCCCGGCGGCTGATCATCCATAGCAGTACACCGAATGTTGAAGATGAACCCTACTGGCAGGGCTACAGCCTGACGGATTGCCGGGAATACTTCATGCCCTGCCCCCATTGCGGAATGTGGATCCGGTTTGAATTCAGCCGGGCAACGCTGGTTTGGGACGGGGACAGCCTGGAAGAGATTGAAGCCAGCGCCCGCTATGTCTGCCCGGATTGTTCACGGCCCATTTATGACGCACAAAAAATAGACATGATGCAGGCGGGCGAATGGAGGGCCACCAATGAGGCCGCTCATCCGTCCCGGCGCGGGTATCATTTGAATTCGCTTTATTCTCCTTTCGTTTCCTTTGGGCAGTTTGCCCGGAAGTTTGTGGAAAGTTCCCGCGCCCTTCTGGCGCAAATGGAATTGCAGAACTTCCGGAATTCCTGGGAAGCCCTGCCTTACTCAAAATATCAGGTTAAAGTGAAAGATCAGGCTGTGGAAGCCCTGAAAACTTCCGCGTACCGTCGGGGAGAAATGCCCCCCGTGGAACCGCTGTACCTGGTGGCCGGCTATGATCCGGGGGAACTGCAAACGCATTGGGTTGTTTGCGCCGTGTCAGCCGGCGGGGAATTATGGGTTATCGATTGGGGAACCATCCTAAGTTTCCGGACGGAGGGAGGCCGGAAAGGCGTTGCCGCCCATTTCCCCGGATTGCTGTATCAGGCAGGGGATCAGATCTTTCAGCCGGCGCTGGGATTAGTAGATTCCGGCTGGAGCGCGGAAGCGACCTATACGGAATGCGCCCTGATGCCCGGTCAGCTTTACCCCACAAAAGGATCCGCCGCGGGTTTTGGCGTCTGGAATCGCACGGATTTGAAAACGCATCCGGGCCTTGAACTGTACACCTATCAGGACCGGGCCGCAAAAATCGAACTATACGCCGAACGCATTGCACACGGACGCGGCCCTGGGCTGCACCTTCCGGGGAACGCGGATCCGGATCTGATCAGGGGATTGAGCGGGCAAGTACTAGAAGAGAAACCCGGCAGCCCCAGCCAATGGAAGAAAATTGCCGGAGACCACTATGGCGACTGCGTGAAGCTCTGCATGTTTTCCTGGTGGGTCCTGAAATCATCCGTCCCGGATCCCGAACCGGAAGAAGAGAGAGAAAGAGACGGCGGGGAATAAGGTATGAGCGGATTTTCTCAAGAAAGTTTAAATGCCCTGGCGGAGACTTACAGCCTTCAGGAACTCAAGGCCAAAAGAAAGGAAGTAGCGGACAAGCTACTTGAACTGGACATGATCACATCCGCCAGCGGGGGCGGCGGCAGCAGCTACAGCCGGCAACAACGCATGGACGCGGAAAGCCTACTGGCCGCCCTGAACATGGCGATCAAGGCGAAGACGGGGCAATCTCCGAATCCGGGACAAAGCGTTACTATTGTAGGATTTAGGAATACAGATTATTGACATGAAACGACGCAAGAGAAAATACAAGTTACGCATGAACAAGGCAGATTTGGGTTCTATGCCGGAGGCCCTGAACCAGCCCCGCGCCCTGCCCCCTCAAATGTTCGGAGGCATCCAGGGCGCCCTGCCCTGGGCTAACGGCATGTTGTACTGGCCCACGCTGGATGACGCCGCGGAAATGGATGATTATGACCGGGCCGCCGTCATGCGGGCCGCCCGTTACCTGTACAAAAATTCAGGAGTAATCCGGAAAGCAGTCCGGGACATTTGGCTATTGCAGGGCTGCCTGATGCCTATTCCTACGACGCAAGATCGGGACTGGAACCGGAAAGCCCGCGCGGCCTTTCTGGCGCGGGTGGCCAGCCCCGCCGCTTTTGACGTTACGGGAAAATTATCCTGGAAAACCATGCAGGCATGGGCCGAAAGGAAAACCAGCATTGACGGCGATTGCCTGTGCGTTCTGGCGCGCGGCCTGGACGGTGGGGGAATGGTGGCCTGGTATAGCGCGCCGAAGATAATCACGCCGCCGGGCCTGGGTAAAGAAGACGGCTGGAACCAGGGAGTGAAAACAAACGCACAGGGGCGCCCGGTTGCTTATGGACTGGAAACGGCGCCGGGCCGCTGCATCGTCATCCCCGCCGGCTGTGCCATCCTGTACCAACGGGATCCGGATCCGGCGGTCCCACGCGGGGAATCAGATCTAATCCACGCCATCCGGCACGGGGTGGATATTGCGGAAATACACGGCTTTACAAAAGCAAGCGTGAAACTGTCCGCCGCCGTGGGCTTTGTCGAAACGAAAACGGAGGCAGACAAGGCCCCCGGAATGGCCGCCGCCATTGGGGGCAAAAAGAAACCGGGCTGTGACGAAAAGCCGGAAAATCCGGCGCAATCCTTTGAAATCGTCACCGGCGGCGGGGCCCGTGTAGTCAGCCTTGCCCCAGGGCGTGATCTGAAAGCCATTTATGACCAGCGGCCATCCCCCAACGTGGCCTCCTTCATCCGCGACTTGCTCGCAGAAATCGCCTACGGCGTGGGACTAGACGCGGAAGTCCTCTATGACATCAACACGTTAGGAAGCGCGGCTGCCCGGCTGATCCTGTCAAAATTGCGGCGCTGGATCGACGAACGGAAAGACGCGCGGGAAGTGTACATGAACCGGATTTACCGGCATATAGTAGCGCTGGAAATGGAGGCGGGGCGCCTCCCCCGCTGTAAAGATCCCGCCTGGGAAAACGTGGCCTGGGTGGGTCAGCGTGATTTGACGATTGATTTAGGCCGTGAAGGGGGTCTGGCAATCAATCTGATCCGGGAAGGACTGGCTGACGCGGACCGCTGGACGCTCGCCACGGAGGGCATGACTGCGGAAAGCATTTTGGACCGCCGGGCGGATTTGTTGCGCCGGGCTCATGAAATTGCCGAATCCTCCGGCATCCCCATCACGGAACTTTTGCCTGGCGCCATCGGCTCCACACATGCGGCCCATGACGTGCACCCGGGGCCGCCTCCGGAAGACGATGAACCGGAAAATGCCGGCAACGGGGAAAAGAGCAAAAGAGACGGCGGGGAAAATATATAGGGAAACCTGTATCATATCATGAATAGAAAAAAAACATACCAGTTGCCCATGCTGACCATGCAAGCCGGAACCTCCGGTGCCGTGGCGGTCGTGGACGTTACCGGGGTTATTGGGTGGGATGACGCCCAATGCCTTGAATTTGCCGATAAGCTGAAAGCCGCCGCCAATCAGGGCGCGTCCAGCATCACCTTGCGCGTGAACTCGCCCGGCGGGGACGTTTTTTCCGCGTTGAGCATGTACGATGCCATCCGTTCATGCAAGATCCCTGTCCGGGCGGAAGTTCATGGCCTGGCCGCCAGCGCGGCAAGCCTGCTGTGCATGGCCGCCGATACGGTAGCTATGAGCGAAAGCGCTAAATTCATGGTACATCAGCCCTATGCGGGCGTTTGGGGGAACCCGGATGAAATCATGAATTATGCGGCCATGCTGATCAAAGAACGGGAACGCATGTTTGCCATCTATGGCGGAAAATGCGGAAAGTCCTGGGAACAGGTCAGCAATGACCATAAGGCAAGCGTCTATTACAGCGCCGCGGAAGCCATTGCTTACGGCTTTGTGGATGAAGTCATCCATGACGACGAAAGCGCCGGAAACGGTGAGGACGACGAAGAAGAAAACGCCGGAGACGAAGACGAAGAAACCGCCCCGGCGGCAGGCATGACCGGAAGCCGCCTGAACCTGAAAAACGCCGCGGGGGGCATCTGCATGCGTATTTTTGGCCTTACGGGATCCGGGAAGAAAAAGGATCCCTTGAAAGCGCTGAAAACGCAGAACAGCCGCCTGGCTGCCATGAACAAGGGACTGAAGGCCCAAGTGGCGAAGCTGAAAGCCGCCCAGGATCAACAGGCGGCAATCACGGAACAACTGGTGGAAAAACAGGTAACGGCCAGATTGGCGGCCCTGAATATTCCCGCTTCCGATCTTCCGTCAGCCACGGAAACCGAAATGACCGCCCCGGCGCAAACGGTAGCCCTGCCCGCCAGCCGGGAAGAATTCATGTCTCTGACCGTGGATGACCGCCTTGCCGTCACGTCCGCCTATCCGGAGGCCGTGAAAAAATGGCTTTGAACGCGATTGAGATTCCTACGTCCCGGCCCGTCAGACCGGAGAATCAACCAAGAAAGAAATCATACGATGCCAACTCTTTACGGTACAACGCCGGAATTCGGGATCAAAAACAGCGAATCCGGGATCCTTGTCGAAAGCATGAATTTTGACGGGTCCATGGAGAAATACGAACAGAAGGATCATATGGGAAAAGTCATTGGTGTTTACATCATTGACGAAAAATTAAGCTTCAGCATGTCCGGAGCCCTCCCCCTGGGAGGGGATTATACGCTGACCATGGGAAGCACCCTCCTTTTGAATAATACCATTCCGCCCATTTGGAACAACACGCCCAAAGCCACAACGGTATTCATTGAGACTGTCAAGCGCAGCATGACCAACACGGGCCCCGTGAAACTGGACGTGAGTGGAACCGTTTATGCGTTCGGAAGCGCTTCTTCCGAATAATAACAACATATTAACATTCAACTATTAGAAAACAAAAAACATATGACTATCGCCAATAAAGGAAACAAGCCGTTTAATATGAAGGATCTGTTCCCGGTCACCAATTTGACCGACCAGAAGCCCAGCATGCACATGACGGAAAACACGAACAGCATTGCCGGCCTGGGCTGGAAAACTGTTGCAAGCAAAAGCCTTGCCGCGGTAAGCGAAGTTTTTGCCCCGCTGGACCGTTATACAACGGACTACACGGACGAAATTGTGACTTTTGGGCCAGGGCGGGCCGTCACGCTAACCATTGAAATTGCCAGGGAAGTAGGGGAAGCCCTCAAGAACCCGGAAGATTGGAACGTTTCCGCCGTCAAAACGGATGCCGTCAGCATTGAGTGCAACCGCTACAGCCGCCCGTTCCTGGTCACGTCCTATGACATGGCCGCCGGAAGCCGCCTGGAAGGGAAGCTGAACAAGGCTATTGAAACCGTAGCCAAGGCCGTCCTGAAGGACTTGCACACGCAGATCAAGACCGCCACGCCGGAAGTAATTTCCGGCGTGACGCTGGAAAGCTTCACGCCGGAATACGTGGCAACCGTGCTTTCCGGACTGATCATCCCGGAAGTGTCCGCCCTGACGGTGAATCCCACCTACCACGCCAAGCTGACGCCTTATAACGCGGACAGCCTGAAATTGGAAACCGGCGTGTACGGGATTGGCGGCATTTACAAGGCTACCGGCCTGGAAGACCTGTCTGACGATAAAAAAACCATTGGATATATGGGATATGAAAATGCCATCGGCATCATCAGCCGCCAGCCCTTGATTCCCACCGAAAACGGCGCCATTTTCGTTTCCGAACTGGGCAGCATCGGAGGCATCAAGCTTTACTTGAAACAATGGGTTGTGCCTGGGATGGAAGGGGTTATGCATTCCGTAGAAGCCGCCGTGGGAACCGTTGTGGCCCTGCCGGAAAATCTGCGGTTGTTGAGTACCGCCGCCGCGGCATCCGGAACCGCGTCCGAAAAAGACGCCGGAGAAGAAGATCCCGCGGCATAACCTGTCCGGTATTTGTTGAACTATGGGCCGCCGTCGGAACCGTGCAAACGTCCGGGCGGCGGCCCTTTTTCCGAAATTATCATCAATGAGTGTACGTGAGTTATTAACCGCCGGCGGGAATGACATGATCCGGGAATTGGGGGAACGTGTGCGGCTGTTGCGCAAAGGGAACGTGTATGCGGATTGTTACGCCGTTGTTTCCCCCGCCGCCGTGGGGTACACCGTGGAAATTGGAGGCGCGGAAAAACAGGTTACGGCACATTGCATGTTGAGAGCCCATGACCTTCCCAAGCTTCCGCGGGCCGGGGACCGCCTCACCGTTTCCGCCCCGCTGGGGGATCAGCCGGTCATATATTATATTACCACGGTAACGAGCGGCAACACGGATCCTATGATCCACATGGATCTTGCATCATGAAAGTCCGTTCGGAATTCAACATGGCCGGCTTCACCCGGCTTTGCCGGGAACTGGAAGCCGGCGCCCAGGAAGCGGCCCATGAAGCCGCCCTGGACTATGGCCGGATTTTCACCAAAGCGGCTATTGACTGGACGCCGCCTTCAGGCGGGGGAAGAAACGGCGCCCGCGTCCAGGGAGCGGAAGCGAAAAACCGCCAGGAAACGCGGATCCGCTGGGATATTATGGGCTCTGAATTTGCCAAGCCCCGCTATTACCGTTCCCGCGGCCAACTGATGACTTATGACGACGGAGCGCACCATCTTTCCCCGTTCATGCTCGCGCGGCCTAAAGATCCCGTGCTGATTGTGGATCCGCGCACGCACTTGAAACGATTTGGGATGAAACGCGGGCGGAAGGGAATGAAGCTGGACTGGCACGGCCCGCGGGCCTGGACGACAAAACAGGCCCTGAACGCGGAATATAAGCGGCGCCTGGCCCGCGTGGGGCGCATGGCCGCCGGATGGATGGCCGGAGCGGTATTGAGCGGACGGAAAACCGGCATCCCCGCCTGGGTGAAACGCCACGGAACCGGCGGCGGGCGGGCCCGGCTGGTGAACCGCCGTGGAAAGTGGGAAATAATCATTACCAATTCCACGGCGTACCACCCAAACATAAACTTTATTATCAATCAATTACTTGATGAAGTAGTGAAAGCCAAAATACGGAAGCGGGATGAAAAAGTGAAATCATGGCTGCTGAAAAAGGCGCAGCGCACCATGAGGGGATAACCGGAAACATATCATGAAATCATGATACCTATTTTCAAAGCAGGCGATCCTTTAAGCGCAGGAAAATTCAATGCTCTTGGTGACAGCATCCGCCACCTGTCGGAAAACGTCAGCACCGCAGGGGAAATGATGGTCCCACAGCATTTTGACGCCCTGCCCCTGCCGGAAATGGATTTTGCGGTCCTGTACCGGAAGGACGACGCGGGGGCCTGGGGCTGGTGCTGCCACCAGGGGCGCGTAATTGTTAAAGGGAAAGAATATGTTGTAGGGGAAAAAGAATGGACCCTGATTGCGGGCGATACCTACACCGGGGAAATCAAGCTTGTTGTCACGCTGGATGATGCCGGGGAATTTTCTTCCGGCGTGGTTCAGGAAGGAACCGCCACGGAAGGAAGTGGAACCTCCCTGGAATTTTCGTTGGCTACCATTGGGGAAGAACTTATTTGGCGGCACGCCGGGGGGCCTGTTTATATTATCCGTCCGGACGAAATTGTCATTAAAGCCGGGAAAGGAATTCAGGCGGAGGAAGAAGAAGAAGACGGAGAAAACGGAAATAAAATAAAAACATGGAAAATCAGCGCCTTGATTGAGGACGCGAAAGAACCTTCCAACGGAGATTGTTCCCTGATTTACGAAGAAAAGGAAGACGGCGGGAACTCCGAAGGAAATCAGGGAGGAAATCAGGGAGGAAATCAGGGAGGGCAAGGCGAAAACAAGGGAGAACCTTACAAGCTGAAACTGTTATGTTCTTCTGACGGCTCGGTCAACATTAAGGATGAAGAAGGAAAACTGTCTTTGTCCGCCCAAAAAGTGGAACCTGGGGATGGCCTGGAATGGAAAAAGGACAAGGATCAGAACGGGAATGACATTGATACGCAGATTTTACAGATCAGGATTGATTCAACGGCGGTAGATTCACCCAAGCCGGGGGAATGGCCTGTAAAGTTGTCCGTCTCTCCTGAGGGATTGAAAGGGGAACTTGATTTAACGGTAGATACTGCGGTTCATGAATTGGGTGGAGGGGCGTCCGTGGGATTGTCCAATGCCACGGCGGGGGTATTGTCCCTTGTGGTCACTCCTGGAGGCGACGCGGAAGAATTGAGTTTTCGCGCCCCTTTGCGGAAAAATGGGAAGTATGTTGTGCTGGATTATGTTAAGGAGCCACACACCTTGCCGGACGGAACAACGATTGCCTTGGGGTTATTAGGCACCCAGCTTGATTTGGTGGTAGATACGTCCAACACGACCGGCGGCGGGGACGGAGCCATGATCAGCGATTCCTGGACAGCGTTGGCCTGCGACACTGACCACGCCTTACGCCTGCACCGGGACGAAAACGGACAAATCTATATCCAGCAGGGGCAATGGATTACAACATCCCAAATATATTCACCCATCAACTAAACAACAATGAACTACGCCATATTTTGCTATCGAGAAGATCACCAATGCCTGGGGCTGTGTCTGGAACAGATACGAAGCATTGACCGGGCCGCCCAGTTTTATTTATTTGATGATGCCGCGAAGCCTTTATTTCCGGCACAAGTCCCCGCGGGAAACGATATATCCTACAAAATCACCTATTTTGCGCGCCGGGGGAATTTGAACGGCCTGGAATGCGTGCGCGGCATGCTGGGGTGCATGCTGGACATACCGGGGGATGATCCGGTTATCAAGATTGACGCGGATACGTTGCTGATGGACCCGGCGGAGATTATACGGTCCCTGAAAGACCGCGGGAAAGTAGCGGGGGGAATGCAGTGCAGCGTGCCGCTTGCCTGGGCCGGCTGCTGCTACTGGCTGACGCGCCCAGCCATCAAGGCCGCGCTGGAACTGCTTGCCCGGCGGGAATGGCCGGAAAACGCCCGTCAGGAATATCCGGAAGATGAAACCATTTCAAAAATTCTGTTATACCTGTACGGGTCCGCCGGGGTGGACGTGCTGGAGTTCCGGGGCGGGCGGCGTCTGATTGGCGTTCGGACGTGTGATCCGCGCGATCTGGAGGAAATCGCCCGCCTGGCGCGCGGCGGCGTGTGCGCGGTGCATTGCGGGCAAATGGCGTTTTATCACCCTATTGTGGAGCGTGACGGAGGGACGATCCGGGAAGCGTGCGCGCGGATCATGGAAGCCGTGCTGGAAGGGAAGCTGAAAGAGAAAGAGGGGATATAGTTATATGCGTGAAATAACCAATACCACATCCATTCTTTCCGGCGATCTGCCCCAGTCGGAAGTGAACGGCCTGAAAGTCCGGCCTGTCAGCCTGTCAAGCATGGCTATGCTGGAACTCCTGAATAACTCCTGCCTGACGCAACTGAACCGCCGCCGGGAAGGTCCATTGTTGGAAGACGGCGCGGAGCCTGCGGAAAATCCTCCGGAAAAAATGAGCATGTACGCCCTGGCGGAATTTGTCTGGATCCACGCGGCGCCGGAAGAAGACGTGGTGCGGCTGGTGGCCGGCGGCGGTTTTGACGATGCGGCAGCCATCCGCCGGGCCGTCCTGGCCTTTGCCGGAAAAGTGGGGTTTGGCGCGCTGGGGGAAATTGTGGCGGGCATGACGCGCGAAATGAACGCGATCATGTCTGCCCAGGCGGAGGGGATCAAGGATCCGGACGGGGCGCCCTCAAAAAACTAGCGGAGCCGGACGGGTGGGCGGGATTGATTATGATCATGGCCCGCGCGACCGGCTGGACGGAATACTATATCAAGCACATGCCGTTGAAAATCCTGCTCCAATACGTCCATGCGTGGCTAGTCCAGGAAGGCAATGCTACCCGCTGGGCCTATGCGGACCGGGCAAAACAACGTGCCATGCGTTCCCGGATTGCTGAAATCATCGAACAGGACAATTCATTTTTAGCTACTTATGGCGATTGAACAAGTACAGCGCAGTTATTGCGTAGTCAATAAAGGGAAAGGGGAGCCTGTCTCCGGGGGCTATACGGAAGAAACCTGGGAAGGAACCTGGGCTGAAATGTGCGCCTATGCGGACCGCCAATCAGCCGCCGGCGGGGATTTGTGGAATATCACAGCCACCGTTACCCGGAAAGCCGGGGATTTTGCGGAATGCCGGGTGCGCCGCCAGGCCATGGACGGGAAGGAAGAGGAAGAATTTGAAATGCCGGGAAGCACCCGTGAAAGCCCGCAGTATTCCCTTTCCGTGACCTGCGTGCCGCAGCCCATTTTAACGCACACCCTTGCGGAAAGCTATTCCGGGGAAACGCTGGACGCCCTGAAAAGGCTGGTGAACGGGGGCTGCATGGGGTCTTTGGTGGACGTAACAAAAGACGGGCAGCCATTGCAGCAAAAAACCATCAGAAGCATTCTTGGGGATGATAACAGTAAATTGATTGAAAAGATAAAAAAGGGCGTCACGAGCTTTTACAGCCCGCAAATTGTGCTGCAAGCCCGTTACAAAGTAACGGATCCCGGAACGATCAATTATCAGAAAGCATGCACGATTGCCGCGCCGCCGGGCCCGTTTGAATCCCCGTCCGGAAAATTCAACTGGCTGTGTATGGGGACGTCCGTGGAAGGATCCGGGAAGGAATGGCAAGTGACGGATTCCTACATGCTTTCCGGTCCGGACGGCTGGGACGAAGACATCTACGGCAAATAAACCATGAATACCGAAATTGTTGCACAAATTATTGCGGAGGCGCTTCAGGAACGCCCGGAATTCGCCGGCGTGCCTGTTTGGGAACCAACGGACGGCGAGAAGGAAGGGGACAAGGCCCTTCTGGTGAATGTAACTGGCGCGGATGAAATCATTTCCGGAAATTTCACCTACCAAATTTCCGGTGAAATCATGTACCGGCAACGGTACGCGGAAGCGGAGCCCGCCGCCCTGGTGCTGGACGTAACTGCCTTTTCCCGCGCCTGCGCGGAAGTCATGGCCGCGCTTGCCGGACGCCGGAACGGCCAGGATGCGCCCGCCGCCTGGGCAGTCCTGGGGGCGTCATCATCCCCCGCGCTTGCCGACACATCGGAAACGTTCATGGTTTATAAGTGCAATTACGAATTATTCATTCAATTTTAATAAATTATCAATATTATGCCGGATAAAAAAAACGAAGACGGCGGCGCCATCCTGACGCCGGAAGATTTTGACAGCACGCGCAACACGGAACTTGCCGCGTGCCTGATCACATTGGGGTTCCCCCTCCTGAACAACACGCCGGGCTTTTCCCGCGTGATTGGCGAAGGGATCGCCGGGCCCGGCGGGGCTGTCACCTGGTGGTTTGGGAAACGCAGCCGGGATGGGAAATACACCATGGGAGAAGTGCTTTCGCGCTGGGAAGATTGGACCTGGCTGAACGATCCGAACAACCTTGATCCTCTGGCCTATATCATCACGGGCTTTCATAACAAACGGCGGCTGGTGGATGAAGTGAAAAAGCGGGAAGTCATGGTGCTTGTGCAATCCGGCGCCCGCCATGCCCTGTTTTCCAAAAACTGTTCCCGTTCCACCCTGGACCGGGTAGAGCGATTCATGGGATTTTAACCATTTGAAGCAATGTCTGACGTAACTGTGACGCTGGGAGCGGATGCCGCTGAATTCAAGCAGGCATTGACGGAAATTCAGAAATCCGTGGATTCCCTGGTGAATTCCACCACGGCTAAAACAGCGCAGCTTGGCCTTGCGTTTTCCGGCGTGAAAGACATGGTTTCCACGGCCTTTGCCGCTATTGACGGAGCTGTTCAAAAGGCTTTTGATTTTGTCGCGCCGTCTGCGGCCATCCAACGCGTGGAACGGGAATTGACGGGCCTGACGGGAAGCGCGGATGAAGCAAAGCGCATCCTTGAAACCATCAACGAATGGGCCCTGACCTCCCAATATACCCCCACGGAAATGTTCAAAAACGCCGCCCAGTTAATCCGCGGCGGCATTTCCGAAAGTTTCGCGCCTGATCTGGTCCGTCAACTTGCCACGATCGCCCAGGGGGACCAAAGCAAAATGAATGCCCTGGTGGCCGCCATGGTCAAGGGTTCCGGGGGGCTGAAAGGTTTTAATTCTGAAATCATGGAGGCATTCAACGCCGCCCAGGTGGATCTGATGGGAGCCATGGAAAAAACGTCCGGCCTGTCCGGCTATGCCCTCCAGGAGAAACTGAAAGCCGGGATTGGATTTGACGACGTGGCCGCCGCCATCCGGGAACTTGCCAAGGAAGACGGCCCCCTGAAAGACGCGGAAAAGGAAGTGGGGGAAAGCTGGGAAGGGTTGCTGAAACGGGCGGAAAACGCCTGGGGCAACCTGCAGGAAAATTTTGGCGCCGGCTTGCTGGGGCCGTTAAGCGCCCTTTTGGAGCAAGTGGACGCCCGGCTGGAGGAATGGGGGGATGGCGCCGCGGAATGGGGGCAAAAAGCGGGGGATCTCCTGTTCCGGGCCGCTGATGCCGCCATGGCGTTAGGCGAGGCGGTAGGGCCCGCCCTGGCCCTCATTGCGGACAATGCGGATCATGTCTCTACAGCTGTTCTTGGGATTGGAGCGGCGTTTCTCACGTCCCGTTCTCAAATGGTGGCCGCCATGGCGCAGACAAAGGGCAGCCTGACGTCCATGTCCTCCTGGGTATTGCTCGCCAAAGGCAGCTGGGCGGGATTGTGGAATGCCATCCGGACGGGCGCCGCCACGGCGGCGGGCGTGGTCCGCGCCGCAGCGGCGGGAATCGCGGCATCCGTCCGCGCGGCCATGGTCGCCATCAAGGGCGCCATTATTTCAACGGGGGTAGGTTTGGCCGTGGTGGCGATTGGTGAAGGGATCTCTTACATTTACCGGCAGCTTTCCGGAGCGCCGGCAGCCCCAGCCGGCGGGGAAGAACCTTATAAGGATCGCTCTTTGAAAGTGAATTCCGGGCAAAAGGATCGAGAACTGGCTAATGAACGGCGGGCATTCAATGACGGCATGGCTAAAGCGAAGACGGAAAACGATGTAGATGCTATCGGAAACAGAATTCTTGCTAAATTGCGTTCCGAAAAGGATCGACTGGCAGAATTAGAAGATGGGGGAAAATGGGGAAGTTCCGAATGGTCGATCCAAGCGAAATTTGTTTCTGATTATGAAGACCTGTACCGGCAATTCAAATTATATCGCGAATCCACAATTAAAAGGATTCAGGACCAGGCCGCCGCGGAAAAACGCCTGGCAGAACTTGCCAAGGAACGGGAAAAGGCGGAAAGGGAAGCGGAGCAGAACCGGAAGAAACTCCGGGAACTGGAAGCCTCCTGGATGAAAAGCGAATCTGACCGTTCCTATAAGAAAAAGAGCCTCCGGGAACGCGGAGAATGGCTGGACCGGGAAGCCCGCGGCATGGGTTCCGAGCCCGGCATGGCCGGCATCACGTCCCGCATTGCCGAATTGTCCCGGCAGGAACCTACGGATGCCGTGATGAATCAAATTAAGGCACTGGACGATTTGAGGAAAAAATATGCAGAACTGTCTGACGCCGGGAAGGATTATGAAAAAATGGAATCCGGGGCGCGCCGGAATCAGGAGTTAATGGCCGCGGAAATAGCGGGGCTTGATCAACGGGCGCAAAAGATCCGGGATGAAATAGCCCTGCGGGAAAAAACGAAAAGCTACCAGGACGCCGGCATGGATGAAAAGGACGCCGCTGAAATGGCCCGGCGCGACGTAGCGCTTGAACGGATCCAGACCAGGCAGAAATCCCTGGGAGACGGCCCCGGCCTGAATGACATTATCAAACAAAGCGGCGTTGAAGTAGGCAACGGCGGAAAGAGCCTGGGCCTGTCATCCTCGCTCCTGTCGGCAACGGAAAAGCAAACATTGACGTTGAAAGACATACAAAGGATTCTTGAAACCTGGAAGCCCGGTCAGATCGTCCTGGCCGAGTGAGAGCAAAAGAGACGGTGGGGATATAGTTATATGCAAGAGCCCGCTACATTCAATTTTTCCGCCACGGCACATGTTCCGGGGGAGCTGGTTTTGACGCTTGATCCACCGGAGGAAGTGGATCTGGCCGGTTGCACGGTCCGCGCCGCCGTTGCTATGTCCGGCGCCTGTGTCCGGCTGCTGGATTGCAGCGCCGTCAATCCCGAAAATATTGTTGCCATCAATTTTCCCGGACTTTCCGCCGGCTGGGCTTTTTATGACGTGTTCCTGACCTTCCCAGGAGGTGCGGAAATGCCGCTCCTGAAGGGGGAAATAGATATTGCCCAACGTGTCACGCCGGCGGATCCGCAACAGCGTGCAGAATGGTACGTAACGGCCACCCTGCCCGGTGCGGAAACGGGCCGGGTGGAAATTATTTTGGCACAAGGCCCCCGTGGCCCCCAAGGGGAAACCGGGGAACGCGGTCCGGAAGGGCCCCAAGGGCTGCAAGGGGAAACCGGGGAACGCGGCCCGGAAGGACCTCAGGGACCACAAGGGGAAACCGGGGAACGCGGCCCGGAAGGACCCCAGGGGCCGCCAGGGGAAACCGGGGAACGCGGCCCGGAAGGACCCCAGGGGCCGCAAGGGGAAACCGGGGAACGCGGCCCGGAAGGACCCCAGGGGCCGCAAGGGGAAACCGGGGAACGCGGCCCGGAAGGACCCCAGGGGCCGCAAGGGGAAACCGGGGAACGCGGCCCGGAAGGACCCCAGGGGCCGCCAGGGGAAAAGGGAGATCCGGGAACCCTGGGATCCAACGTTGGCGATGTGGACATTGGTGGGGCCCTGACCGCTGAATCGGCTGCCATCAACGGGCCATTGATCGCCGGGAGGCCGGATGGAACCGTTAGCGCGGGGACTTGTAATCAGATTTACGGCATCACCCGGTTTTACCAGTCCGTTGATCTCCAATCGGGCGGCTGGCTGCGCGGGACATTCATGGTAGAATCCGGCATCCTGAATATTTCCCAGGGCGCCAGCTTCAACTGCGCGGGGGCGGCCATGTTTTCAAGCGCCGTCAACGCCAACGGAGGGGTGAATATTCCGCTGGCCGTGGGAGCGCCGACGGATACGGCAGCGGTCAACCGCCTGTACGCCGCCGGGTTGGCCGCCGTGACGGACGCTTTTTCCGTCAGGTGTTATCCGCTCCTGGCGGATTGCTCGTCTTCCAACGGGACGGTTTTCAAAACAGACAAGGAACCCAATTCCCTTTATTTCAATGTTCCTCCCAAGTCCGCCTTTACCGTGAAGTGCGGCCTTGTGACCAACGCGAGGCCCATGCACAATTATTCCAGCATCCGGGGGTGGGTGGCCCCGCTGCGCCTGCCGGCTGTCAGCACGAAATTCACGGCCAGGTTCGGACAGATGACAACGGTCGCGCGCATGGGAAGGGACAGGGACGCGTTTACGCTGGTGCCGGATCAGGCGGCGGGCGGCTACAGGATTGGGGAGATTATCGATATTACGTTTGATCATGTCCGGGACGCGGACGCGGGAGGGTATCATATTCGTGTCCGGGAGATTTATTATTCCAATGCCGAGCAGAAATGGAAGATGAAGACGACGCAGGCCCTCGCGCCGGAGACGTCTTCCAATAACGGTTATCCCGTCTGCGTGTACGCGGTGGTTTACGAGCAATACCAGGACGGAGGATACGACACCGAAGACAGGGGAGCGCTGTGGCTGCTGCATGGCGGGAATTCCTCCCGCGGCTGCGTCAAGATCGCCACGGTGAAGGGAGTCCATTGCTTTGAGAGTATTTATCCCTTTTCCGGGTACTATCTTGATATGGAGAATACCAACAGCTGGGCGTTGGCCGGAGCGTTCCTTCCTGCGACGATGCACTTGCATTGCAATAACGTCAATCCGGCGTATTACGGGTTTTCCTCCATGGAGAGCAATATCATTGTCTCCGAGGCGGTGGAGGATTTTGTTGACCCGGAAGCCGAAGAAGAAACGACGGAAGAAACGATTACCGAAGAATGA